AATTTGTCGATGTTTATTTTATCGCCGGTAAAGGCTGTGAAGGCTGGCTTTATATTAAAGTCTTTAAAACTTTTCATTGGCTAATAATTTCTTGATAAGGTGTTTGCTGTTGCAGTGTATCGCCCAGCCTTTATATGATGCAATGGATGCAGGGTTTTTGTGCTTTGCAAGCATCCGTGCAAAGCTTTTTTTAATGGTTTTGCGTAGTAATGTGTGGGTGTGGTAAAACTTGTAACCTACAAAATCAATTCCGCGTGCCTGTACCGGGAATATTTGATAGTTATCTTTAATGGTGAGCTTTAACTGTTTATCCATATACTGCCGTATATCGGCTAATAACTGGTGCAGGTAAGCTTTATCAGGCGAAAGTATAACGAGGTCATCAGCATACCTAAAATAGTATTTAACAGCCTTGTTCTCTTTTATCCAATGGTCAAAGTATGTGAGGTAGAAGTTTGCAAGATATTGGCTTAAGTAATTGCCAATGGGTAAACCTGGTGCGCTGTCTATGATTTCAAAAAGCAACCATAATAAATCCTTATCCTTTATTTTTCGCTCTAACAGCGTTTTTAAAGTCCAATGATCTACGTTAGGGTAAAACTTTTTAAGGTCAAGCTTAAGGCAGTATGTAGTTCCTGGCACATCTTTAAGTGCTTTCTTAACAGCGTTGGCGGCGGCGTGTATGCCACGGCCTTTAATGCAACTGTAGGTATCGGCGGTAAAGGTGGCCACAAACACAGGTTCCAGTATACTCATTACTGCATGGTGGGTAATTCGGTCAGGAAAATATGGGAGGCGGTACACCTCCCTTTCCTTTGGCTCATACACCATAAAAGTAGTGTAAGGCGATGTTTTATAAGTCTTATTCTTTAGCATGTCGTGCAGCAACTGTATGTTAGCCTCGCGGCTTTTATCGTGCACCTGCACGCCATACTGCTTTACTTTACCCTTACGGGCTTTCTCGTCAGCAAGCTGCAAGTTTTCAATGCTTATAATTTGGCTATACAGGTTGTTTTTCCTTTTCATGCCTTTGCTTTAAGCGGGCGCGTTCTCTGTAAGTACAACAATACTAACGCCCTTATTAAATTGTGATTTTTTGCCATGTGGGCAGGGCTTGCACCGCCGAAAGTCTTTACATAGGTGGGAACCGGCATTCGAGTTCGTATTCCAGTTATCGGCATCGTTGAACGCAAAGCCGGAACCTGAAGAACCGCCGGCCCTGGCAGTGCACAACCTTATAAGGTTATGCTATTACAAAAGCCTCTTTATACAGGTCTAAGAATTGCTCGCCTGCATATTCTGCCAGTTCTTCAGATTTGAAGCAAAGGCGGGAACCGGCAGTCGAGAACGAATACCAGAGACCGGCATCGTAGAACGCAAAGCCGGAACCCGAAGAACCGCCCATTTTGAACCAGGCGTACCATTTATCCCCTTTGCCATTAGTCCAGTCAGGCACCCAGCCATCGTTTAATGCCTCAGCAATTACAACCAGTTTTGTATGGGCTATTATAGCTTTTGCTTGGGTAAAAGTTTCAGGACATGTAAGAACAAATTCCTCAGGGTTAAGGCCTAATTTTTGGCAAGCATCTTCAAATGTTTTAATAGTGTTCATGTGGTATAAATTATAGTGTTAAAAATTGTTTGTAGATATCGGTAAAGGTTTCGCCTGCATAAACGGCAAGCTCACGGGTTTTAAAGCAAAGGCGGGAACCGGCATACGAGAGCGAATTCCAGTAATCGGCACCGATGAACGCAAAGCCGGAACCCGAAGAACCGCCCATTGTGAACCATGCATAATATTTATCCCAATTGCCATTAGTCCAGTCGGGTTGCCACCCTTCGTTTAAGGCAAGTGCAATAAGCTTTAATTGCTTGTAAGCAATTTCATCGGGCGTAAGGCCGTTACACATATCGGCAAAAGCATCGGTGCTAATGCCCTGGTCTTCGAGTACATCATTAAAGTTTTTAATGCGCTCTATGGCAGCTTTAGGAATTGGGGCAAAAGTTACTTTGCCGGTTGCTTTGTCGAAGGCATCAATTTTAAATCCTTCAGGGGCTTCAATTGTTACTGTTTTTGAATTCATAATTTTTATTTTAACTGTTTTACTTAATTTGTTTGGATTTTGCTAAGTCGATTAGGGTGGTATTATAAACTTTGCCCTTTACGCTGTCTGGGCGTTCATCTTCGTAGCGGCGTTTTGAAATGTAGGTAGCAAGGTTAAGCTGCTGTACATTGGGGTTGCGTTTAAGCCATTGTAAATACTTTGGCACATCTATAAAGCATAGCAATATTTCAGGCTCTTTAAGCTTATTAAAAGCTTTAATGGCATCCTGTTTTGAGAGCTTGTAATTATAGAGTTCCCAAAGGGCGTTAAAGGTTAGATCGGGCGGGGTAATAGAGATATCAAAGTTTTGCTGTAGCTTGATTTTCCATTCCTCAACATCGGTTTGATAATAAGGAAACTGCTGTTTTAACCAGCCTATTTGCTTATCGCTGAGAATGCCATCAAACATTTTACATTCGGCTAAAACACCATTTAAATGGTATTTAAATTGCCACACAAAACCATCTGCCTTACTTTTTATTGTGTAGGTGGTAAATTGCTCTGTCATAATTTAATCTTTATCGTCCCACTTATCATAAATGCAGTCAGCACCGCTGATGTAAACTTCATCAATAGCCTCATTGATGAGAGCCTGCAAACCTGTAAGCCCTTCCTGACTTCCCAAACCGCTTTTTAATTCCTCTACAACTAATTCCGCTAATTTTTGGTGGTTACGGATAACATAATTTCCGTTGGGGCTGTGTTTTGCAACGTGTGCTAACAATGATACCGGGATTTGAATAGTAATATTTGCTTTACTCTTTTTTATTGTTATTTCACTTGATTTTGGCATAGCTCTATAATTTCGGGTCAAGTTGTGAGTAGATATTTTGGGCGACAGCTTTCAAATAGGGGTCGGTGTGAAAGTCCTTATCTTTTTGCGTTAGATAGTTTATTGCAAAAGCCTCGTGATATTTAAAGGTTGCCTTTATCAGTTTTTTAGTACTCTTACGGTTAATTGCCCTTATCTTATTATGCAGCTTATCGGCAATATCCTGAGCAATGGTATAAGAGGCTTTTTCTTTTCGGGTCAATATTCCAAACTTTGGTGCATTGTCTTCGCAAAGAGCTTCAAAACTCATCCCTATATATGCAAGCTGCGTAGCGGTTAGTTTAAGCTCTATTTTCATTGTCTAATACTTTTTTTGCAAGCTCGGTAAGAGCCTCAATAATTGTGTCAGGGCAATTTGTTGTTACGGTGGCCGTAACGCCTGGCATCAGTTCAATATGCTTGTGGTCGGGATATATTTTCATCTGCAATCTGTTTTAGGTTCTTGGAGTTGTTTGCCACAATCGTAGCAGGTTAACGCGGTAGTCTCGCAGGTGGCTTCAACACTTATTTGTCGTAAGTAAGCGTTGTTGTGGGGGCAGGTGGCGGGCGGGTTAAAGTCGGAGGCTGGAAATATATTAGCGGTCATATTTACCCATCATTTCTTTGGCGTAACACCAGGTTATACATTGGTTAACATCTGGACAATTGCAAGGGGGCAATTTATCTTCCGGCGTTTTGGCCTGTTGATTTCTTATTGATACCTTACAGATAAACCAACCCGTTGCAAAGCCTATCATACAGGCCAGTATCATTCCGAGTATTGCGGCTTCTATCATACTTTAAGAGGTTTAGAGTTTTGTTTAAGGCTCATGTTTTCAAGGGCGGCAATTACTTTGCTTAGCTCGTCGCCTGTCATTTTCATAAGGGGTTTGCGCACGGGGCATAAAGCTGAGAGCATCCACTCGTTAAGTTTGTCGAGGTCGGCAATGCGGCCAAACTTACCGGAGAGTACAAACCAACCGTATGTAATGCACACAGAAAGAAGATACTTATGGCGCTTGTTCTTTTTGTCGAATTTGGCATAAAACAGGGGCTTGTGGGCTGCACACTTATTTTGCACCAGTATTTTATTAGCCTGGTCGAAAGTGAGGTCTTTACAGCTTATCTTGGTAACGTCTTCGGTTGCCCATTGCACCCATTCTTCTTTTATATCACGCGTTGGCATGATCGTCTGAATTATTTTAATTTGGTCGGCTGTTGCTTGCATACGTTGTATTTATAAAGGGTCATTTCAGTTTCTATAATTTCGTTTTCTTGTAGTTGAGCTATTAGTCTATTTCCTCTACTGTAGCCAACACGAAATTTTAATTGCAGATCGGCGGCTTTCACTGCATCTAAGCTTTTTACATATTTCTCTACATCGTCATAGAGCATATCGGTTAATTTTTCTGTGTCCATAGTTTAGTTTTTCATAAAGCACAGCCAAATGGTTCGACCG